CTGTTGAATCCATTGATGCAATTGTAGTTGCCCCATACTTAAACAACAACTTTGTGCCACTTTGAACAATGCTGAAGTTTGTCGTTACCAAAGAACCAGCAGAGCCTGTTGTATTTTGATTCAATGTTGGAACATCGCTTGCCTGAATAGTAGACATTGACACATTCGTGCCATTTCCTCTTAAATACGATCCGCTGGTGACTGCTCCAGCAATTGCGTTTAAGGCAGTTTGTTGTGTTGTCTGTCCTGTGCCACCTGACGCAATAGCCAAGGTAGCGGAAAGCGATGCCGCTGAACCACTCGTATTGACATTGATAGTAGATGGAAGACTTAGCGTAATAGAACCAGCACCATTGGTAACAGACACCTGACTAGCAGTTCCTGTCAATGTTGCCCGTGTAAATCCTGTTCCATTACCTATGTCAATCTGACCATTGGTAGGCGTAGAAGTTAAACCTGTGCCGCCATTGGCAACAGCCACAGTACCAGTCACATTAGCCGCATTGCCTGAGATGTTTCCTGAGACTTGTGAGCCTGGCAAACTCAGCGCACTCAATGTAGTCAATGTGCTATTGCTAGAAGCAGTAATGTTGGCGGCAGTACCAGTAGTATTCTGATTCAGCGTAGGAATATCTGCGGCAACTACTGCCCTAAATGTCGGAACTCCTGCGCTTCCATTCGGTGCGGCTAAGACATAGTTAGCAGTCTTGGAAGCATAGGGATTTTGTGTATCACCATAGCCAGATGCCAAGGAAATCGCAGGGGTTGCACCACCACTCGATGCAACTGGAGAAGTTCCTGTTACAGAAGTAACGCCAGTATTGGAGATAGTAACTGCACCAGTAGCCCCTGAGACTGAAATACCAGTTCCTGCTACCGCAGAAGTAACGCCTGTATTGGCAACAGTAATCGAACCTGCACCATTGGTGACACTAATTGCAGTTCCTGCTGTCAACGCATGGGATTCCCAAAGGGAAGTAGTTGCGTTCCAAATGATTGTGTGACCATTACTAGGAGTTTGAGCAGACACATTGTGCAACTCATCCAATTCATAGCCATTTTGGATTCTTACCTCAATAGAGCCTTGGTTTACATGGCTACGGGTAACAACGCCAACATAGACCAAATGGTTTGGTGCATATTGCTTAGTAGAAGTGTATGCCCCTGCCGTAGAAGCACTTAGATATAACTGTGTACCAGCGGCAAAGGCAGATGTGTCTAGCCCTGCAATATCTCCTGCAAGAATTGCATACCCATTGTTGTTATTTAAAATATCAGCAAAGATCAAGCCAATAGTTTGTGCTGATGTTGTATCACCTGATGCAAGAGCCTTTGTTACAGTCGCTTTATTGCCTGAAGCACCATTGATATAAACAACTGTGCCTTTGGTTAGCGTTGCGCCTGTTTCATTTCTAACTTGAGAGATTAGTCTTGGGGAAGAATAAACCGCAAGATCAGCCGTTGAGCCTGTCGTTGTTACAGTAACGCTCGTATCCGTAGAGGTTACAAACTGCAATGTCTCAGACTGATCAATCTTTTGCCAAACAGAGCCATTAAACAGCAACCAATCGCCAACTTGCCAATCAGTAATGCCATTTAAGTTAGTGCTTCCTGCCGTTGCAACGATGTAGTAGTAACCATTCGTGCCTGTGCTACTCGCCAATGTAGGCGTATTGGTAGATGCGTTCCAAGTTCCTTGATAACTCAGTCCACCAGCGACAGATGCCCAAGAAAGGGCTGTTCCATTGGTGGTTAGGTACTTGCCTGAGTTTCCTGTTTGACTAGGAATCAGGTTATTGATTTGGGTTTGTAGGGAGGCTAGGGTATCAAGGACAGACTGAGAAGTGCCACCACCATTAGTAATAACTTTGATGGATTCTGCAAGATCAGGAGCAACAACTTCACCAACATTGAGTTCAGCACCACTAGAAAGGCTAATAATAAGGCTACCATCAAAATCAATACGAGCAGAGGTGACACTAATACCATCAGCCCCGTCCACCCCATCACGCCCATCTCGACCATCTTTGCCATTGTTACCTTGTAAGCCTTGCTTTCCGTCAAGTCCGTCTTTTCCATCTCTGCCATCACGCCCATCCTTTCCATCTTGAAGGCTATAAACCTTGGTCTGAATAGTCGTGTTTAACTCAGAGAAACGAGCCTCAATGTCAGATTTAATCTTCTTTAAACCTTGGATAACGAGTTCAGCACTCTTTCCAACAGTCTCATCTCTAGCCTTTAGAGACTTTTCTTCGGCAGATTTCTGTAAAGCAATGACTATTGCCATCTGCTCATCAGCAGACATTCCTTCAATACCGAGTTTTCTCTCTAATTCGGAAATGTCCATTATGAAAGTTCCTTAGACAATCTGTCCAAAAAATCAGTTTCCACTTTGTTTTTCTTGTCTGCCATCTGCATTTCAACAATCTTGGACTTATTCTTAATATCAGCCTCTTTGAGCATCAATTCAGCAATCTTAACCCTCTTATCAAACTCTTTCGAGGCTTGATCTCCCTCTTGTGGGAGGTTTTTGGTCAAAGATGCACTCATCTTGGCTTGAACTTCTTGTGGCATCAACTGCGCCTCAGTCATTAACTTCTGAGCCTCTGCACGATTCTGTTCTGCCTGAGTAGTGTTGACCGCAATCTGCGCTTGAGCCGCTTGGAGTGCCAATTGTTGCTGAACTTGTGCCAATTGTTGTGCTTGTGGATCAGGTTGACCCATTTTCTCCAACATAGCAATCAATTCCATCCTATTGGACAGACTCGAATTAGCCAAAATGCCCTTCAGAATCACGGGCAAGACAGGAGTATTGGGGCCAAGCGTCTGCAAAAGACCAATAAACTGCTGTTGCTCGTACTCTCTAGCAATAATGCCAAGCGTAGCCGTAGGAACAAAGTTCATGTCCACAGAAGGATAGCGTTCTGGGTCAAATTGCATGAAGCGGAAAGCCGCCTTCTTGATAAACGGGATTAGGAAATCCTCTTGGAAGTTCACCAAAGTGCGTTTGTACTTTTTGATGATAGAGGCGACAGCCATAGACATACCGCCTTGACCGCCATCTCTAGCAACATTGCTGATCATGCCTTGGGAATCAAGAGTTCCCGTTGCTTGTAACAACATACGCTCAAAATCTCTTGCCGTAGCCAAGTTGTTGGGGTCGGTTTGACCGAACTTAAAGGGGTAGAGAATCTCAGAAGGTGCGCCATTGGTGAGGATCGCCTTGCCAGGCTTCACCTCAAACTTCATTCCCCGTGGCAAACGGGTCGCATCCATCGCAATCATGGGGCTAGTCGTTAATGCCAAGGAATCCAAGTGGCTACGGGTCTGAGCATCAATAGCCTTTTGCATATTGAACGCTTTTTCCACTGTTCCTCTGCCCAATAATCGGTTTGGAACTGTGTCATCCTGATAGGACAAAACAGGTCTGTCCTTCATCATGTAGGGGTTTTCTTCTGCTTTGAGCAGTTGTCCATCGTTGGCAATCACGACAATGGCTTCCACCATGTCCGTATAGTCCTCTGCCGTAGAGTTTTCAGGGAACAACTCCACTATTTCCTTGTTTTCTTCCAAGTTGTTGAGGTATTCCCGTGGCACTAAGCCGTAATAGGTAAGAAGGAGAACCTTCTCATCTTGGTACTGGCTTACCTCTTGGGTAGGCTCTAGGTCTGTGTCCTCGCCAGCAGTGCCAATGTCCACTTTTCGGTAGATGCCCTTCTCTATGCCTTGGACAATCTTGTGAATCGAGACATATTTCTCTATTGCGACACCCATACAGTCATCAATGGAAGTTCCGTTGGGGTCGAACAGAAAGTTCTTGGGGTTGACGGGCATGATTTTCACTCCAATCCTGTCTTTTTCCATCACCCCGATAGCCGCTTGCCCTTGCATATTGGGTATCAATTGGGTGGAAGGTATGTATTCCTTCTCTGTTTTGACAATGATCTCGCCTATGCCTGTACCATAGATTTCTGCCATCAACTCTATTTGGTCGATAGATTTGCGAACCTTGTCTTTCTTGAAGTCTTCCAATAGTTGAGCCTTGATTAACTCAACGTCTATGGGGTTGCCGTTCACATCTTGGATGTTGTCCTCAATGTCAAAGAAGTCGCCTTGTCCAAAGATGGCTTCCATGATCTCGGCATGACGGGTTTCTACTGCTTGTTGGGTGGCGGGGGTGACAATGCGTGAACGCTCAGACTCACGGGTTTTGTCCTCTACTGCCCACTGCCCACGGAAAATGCGCTCATACTCTAGCCAATCAGGGAGAAAGTTCGTATCCCTGTAATCACGCCAACGATTGCAGTGATCGGTAACAAAGGCAGTAAGTTCTTTGTCAGCCTCCGTAGGTTCGTAGAACTCGTTTTGGTCAAGTTTATCTGTTGCCATAATTTACCTTGTAGTATCAGCAAACGGGTCACGATACATTGGACTTGTTTCAGGAACTGGAAACCTTACATCTTGCGTTGTAGCAAATGGGTCTTGCCCTTTTTGTATCCTACTCATAGCCCATGCCTGTGCTTTATCAAAAATGCTTTGTGTTGGTTCTTCGCCCGATTGTAGAAGGGAAATCTCTTGGGCATTTAATGTTGGCACAACTAAAGGGTGTCTAATTATTTCCCCATCAAGCTCAAAGGCTGATGACAGTTCAGTTATTGGTATTCCATCTTTGCTTGGTATAGCACCAAAATAACCATATCTTTTTGGAGAAAAAGCATCTTGCATAGATTCGCTATACCTCACACCAAATGGAGCAACCCCAACTCCGCCAGAACGGAAGAAATCAGAAAATAATCCAAATATGGTGCTATCCGCCATTGTCAGACTCCACTAATGATATCCACAGGCTCCCAATCATCTTCTTGTTCATCAACGAAGTAAGAGGTGACAGCCAACTGATCTATATAACTAAGGCTGTCCGCTAGATCGTCATGCACTCCAATGGAGGGAAACAAGAGAAGTTGGTCAATGAACTCATCCCAGTTTTCCTCGGAGTTAAGCACAATACGTCCATGCTCAAACCGCCCCTGAAGTGACCAAATAATACGATCAGCCTTTTTGCGATTGCCGTGGGTCAAGTCAACTATGTGCGAATATACATTATTTTTCCGCATTAAGTCACTCAAATACGGCAAAACAGCGTTTTTTAACGCCCCCTTCTCTATTCCTACACTCAAAGGTCGGTATTCCCTAATCTTTAACAGAATGGTTGCGGCGGTTTCGCGCACGTCCCAACGCCCATAGGCAATCTCTTTGACAAACCATTTGCCATCATCTGTTACCTTGACAACAGCAATAGCAGTCTGATCTAGCCTTTTCTTGGAGTTAGCCGCTTGTTTGGCAACTTCCTCGAATCCTGCCAAGTCACAGGCTATGTAGTAACTCCCAAACTCAGGTTCTTCCCCATACTTAATCCATTCTTCCTTGAAGATGTTGCTACCAGCGTTGGTGAAACTAGCCATGTACTCTTGCTTGAAAGCAAAGGTAGACAGGGTTTTCTTGGCAGACTCAATCTCAGATGGGTCGATCAGGGGGTTGTCTTTTGTTGTGAAGTGCCAAGACTTCCAGTCTTTGTCCTCTGCGCTCTCGCCCAATCTAAACAAATCGTAGAACCAGTTTCTTCCTTTTGGGCTGGATATAAACATGGCTCGTCCTTTTTTGTCAGACAAGGAGGCTCGGATAACTTGCTCCCATGCTTCTGGCTTAATGTCGGCAACTTCATCAAGAACTGCATAGGTGAGAGAGACTCCACGCAAGGTGTCTGGTCTGTCTGCACCTCGGACGTAGATGTTTGCCCCGTTAATGGTGGTGATGTTTTGGTTATTGATGTGGGCACTTTGTATTACCTCCCTACCTAAATCTAACAATACGTCCCAAATAATCTGCCTTGCCTGTCCGTTTGTAGGGGCTACATACAGAACTGCCGAACCTTGGGGACACTTCAAGGCTTCAATCAAAAGAGTAATCGCTGATAAACGGGATTTTCCACATCGTCTACCAGCGGCAATCACTTTGAACCTAGTTGGGTCTTTGAAGACTTCTTCTTGCCAAGGAAGCAATTTAAAGGATAAATCAGCCATTCTTGTCCTCTACGTCTTCAGCGTCTATGGTTGGAGCATGAGTTATCTCCCCTATACCCGTAATATTGATGGTGACAGCACTTCTTTGCTTGCCTTCCTTCTCAAACATACTAACGGGCAACATTCTGTCCATACACAACTTGATAGCGGCTAGTTGGGCAGGGTGTTCATCATTAAGGGCAATCTCTACTGCCTTGTGGACAACTCTTGTCCCTGCGCTGTTTATCAGCAGATTCTTTAATTCTTTAAGTTGGGCAGTCTCAGTCTTGGGTAGGGTGATGAGTTCAGGCTTATCAGCATAACTGGTAAGGGAGAACTGTTTGTTAGTAGAGCCTTTTGGTCTGCCACGGGGTTTTTTATTTTCTATCATCTTTTGTCCACAAAGGGGAAGTTGGTTGTTGGTATGACTGCCACGCCCGCCAGCGAACTGACTCGGCAGGGGTACGCCACTAGGCGGTTAGGAAAGGTAACCCGTGTACATAATGTACTGCCATACCAACACGGCTGGAGACTAATAGGGGCATTTCGTTGCTCGAGTCGATTTGCCGAGCCATACTAATCTCCATGCGTCTTGGCAACTCTATTATGAACTAGATTTATTTGTTGAACAATAGGGTAATCCCTGATATAGTTAACACAACGGGGGCATGACCCACCCCTCTATGCGGTTGAGCCGACCAAGTAGGATAAACGTAGTGAACTGGGCGAGTTTCTAGTAACCCTCTGCTAATGTTGTGATAACACCGCAGACAAGGCGAACGGGGCAACGTTGCTTGGGCTTCCATTGTCTGACAAACATGGAGGTAACTTAGGACTCTAACGAGTCACCCTAATCTTAGGGGATAAACGAGAGGCTCTCTCTATTGAGATTTACCTGTATATACGGGTTACAGGCTATCGTCCATACCTCACAAGTCGTCTTACCTATTCTGCTAACCCAGACTGCTTGCCAATAAAAAGCCAATTTACCTTTTCGTGTGGGGAGGAGGCTCCCACAAATATTCCACGCACAGCCTACCCCCTCCCCCCCATACAACTGTAAGCCCATACAGCATAGGGTTTCTACTACTGTAAGCAAACACATACTGGATAGACATACAGACTAGGGTTTACCCTGAATTAATTAACCGACTGGTCGGTCGGGAAATGCTTATATGCTCTCAGCACCATAAGCAACCCTCTTGATATAACCTTCAGCAATATAGAATTAGTTATAAAACATAACCATTTGGTGTTAGTTATTTCATATAGTGATAATATAGGTAAGGGTTAACCCGTGTAAGGGTTATTCCTATGCTATATAAATCAATGACTTAGAGCGCTTGGCACGATTCTTTCACAGTATATAGGAGAGGGTAAGAAAATAGGTTAGTGGTTACTAACATTATTTCCTCTCTTTTCATCAATCAATGGGAGTTAACACGATGACACAATTATTTTTAGTTCAATCCTTACCTTTTGACTGCTGGGAGACTATCGCCCACTTCGACACACAAGCAGAGGCTGAGGCCTTGCGCGATAGGTTTTGGGCTGAGGCTGAGGCTAACCCCTTACTTGTAAGCAATTATCGCGTTTACGCTGTTTTAGACACGCCTGAGCATAGGGCGCGTTTTAAAATCTAATCCAAGCCCTTCGGGGCTTATCATTCAATCAATGGGAGTTAACAGATGACAATAACCAAAACAATGCAAGCCTTACTTGATAGGGCTAAAAACGATTCTAGGGGCATTGGACTCGTTCAAATGGTTTGCGGTAGTGGGTCACACGGGGGAAGGGTCAATCGTGGCTCTAGAGAGGTTGACGCACTTAACCAACTTGTGAAGTTGGAAATGGTGGAAGTGATTGAACGCCACAAAAGTGTTGAGGTCAATCGTGGTAACAGCATTTGGATATATGACACAATTTATCGTGCTGTTGATACCATGCCAACAGATGACGATTACCTCGCCGCTCTTGGCCCTTGCAACAAGTAAACATTCAGCCCTTCGGGGCTTACATTTCATTTATCAAAAGGAGTAAACACACAATGAAAACACAAAACAAAATAATGTCTTATGACGAAGCAGAGCATTTTTATGCTTGGTTAGAAAAGACTGTTCACATTACAGAACAACATGAAACCGAAGAGGCCATTCATGCAGTTTTAAGGCTTCACCCAACACTTATTGCAGAGGGCTACTCATGGCCTGAAATTAGACGCATGGCAGAGGTGACAGCATGAAACAAACCCTTTTAGACCTCTTTACCTCTGTCTTGCTTGGACTTTGCTTCTCAGCCCTAGCCCTTGCATACTTTGATTGTTTATACATTTAATAGGAGTTAATAACATGGATAAATTCAGAACTAAAGCAGGCCATCTTACGCCTTACGCATTGGCTTGCGGTTATATCGAGCGCAAAGAAACCCAAAATAGAAGGCTTGAGTTATGGCATGAGGGGGCTTGCTTCCACGTCAAAGCCCATGATTTTGCCGAACATTGCCGAATCTTTTGGGAGTCCTTCGATACATTGAGCGAAGCCCGTAAATTCTTCGATAAACAATCTAGAGCCGTGTTCGCATAATTTCAGACTGTAAGCCCTTAATCTAGGGGCTTATGGCCTGCAATTGGCAGGATTCATCAATCAATAGGAGTTCAAAAGATGATACAAAAAACCGATTTCACACGGGTTAAGAATGACGTTAACGGCAATCCCCGTTATGTCTGCCATTTTTTAAACCTTGATATACACGGCCTAGACTCTAATTTTGGTATCTCAGAGCGTTACGCTATGGCCTGCAAACTCGCCAACAAAGCAGGCGGGCGCAAATTCCACAATAAACAATATGGGGGTGGGATTGTCTTTCAATCTTATAGCCTTGATGAATTGTGCAATTTTTTAAACAATTTGATGCAAAAAGAGGTGACAGCATGAGTGCACCTTTAGTATGGCAGGCCTTATGGGATGCAATGGAAGCAAACCCCGATAAATGGATTGATACAACCGAAAAAATGTATTGGGATATGTTGGAAGTCTTACCGCCTAGAAAGATGATCGGCAGGAGTTTTCTAGTTGGCGAGGCCTTGCGAGATGACAATGGGGAGGCCGTTTATTCTTGCTTTACAAAACTGGGTGACGCTTACAGAGCAAAAAATATGACTGTTAAACAGTTCTTAGAGGCTTTTGCATGATCTATGCAACTCTTGCCTTAATCCTTCAAATTATCCTTAAACGCAAATAAAAGGTGAAACCATGAAAACATTTTTAATTAAAAAAACAGTCGAATTGTATTTTGAGTTCAACAAAGAAAACTGGGACATTTCAACTGCTGAAACAATAGCAAAATATGTTGACGATTCGGAAGCCTACCATTCAACTGCATTTTATTCGGTCACAGAAGTAAAAGAGCCAGAACCAGTATAAGTTAGTAAGCACTCACTTACCACCGCCTTCGGGCGGTTTTCTTTTGCCCGTTTTAAAGCCCTTTTAATGCATTCCATATAGGATGCATAGGGTAAGGCTAAATTATGGCCTTCTACGGCCTTTTAATCGATTCTATGGGCTATTCATGCGGATAGTTGTCGGTGCTGGATACAGTCACAAGCCCGATATGCTTTAAATCCATCTCAGTATTCAGCCCCAAATTCCAAAAATGTGCACCCCACATAATGCAAATTCTTACGCCTTCCGCATAACTGCCTTTGCCTATTGTCTTCAGAATGTGCCGTTCTGCCTCTGTTAACTTGAACAAATGCCCATGCATTTCGTCATATTTGGGTCTATTTGGTAGCGGTTTTGTCAACTCTAGCCCCTTGCATTTGTGCTCGCCAATACTCCGAAATCAATAAACTTTCTGCAATGTTTATATCCTTTTTGCGCTTTAGAGGTGCTTCAGGCCATAGCATACGGGCGCAGTCTAGGGCTTCGTCTTTATCGCTTGATAGGTGAAAGTGCTTTTTCCACACTTGGGGGCGCACCATGTGCAAAGGATAGTTAGTTAACTCGCAGACAGCCGTTATAACACCCACAGCCCTACCAAATTGGAACGTGCTTGCCACACCCTGATTTGGCATTGAATGGACTAATTCACAACATATTTCTGCCCCTTCTTTTGGGTCTACCAAGCGCAGAATCATGTTTTTGAACACCATTGGCAGAATGTGCTTGTCTTGATGTTCAATCATAAAACTGTCCAAATAATCGCCATTTGGGTCTAATGCACCTACTGCGCCTGAGATACTACCTGGGTCTATGCCCAGCCAAATAGTCATTTCCAAAACCTTTTAAGCAAGTCTGTCGCAAAGTGCTTTTGATACTCTGTCTGCTTTGGCTCTGTCAATTTGCGTTGCTTTTGTGGCAATACGCCTGCGAATATTTCCTCTTTTGTCCTAAACAACTTGAAGCACATATTGCACATTCTTCTACGATAGGTGAATTCCTCATGTTGAATTGTCTCGGTTATCCTGTTTTTATCTGATTGGCACTTAGGGCATTTCATGTTTATTCCTTGATGTTATGGGCGGCTTCTATGGCTCTAGCCAAATGCACAATGAGTTGTGACGTTAATTCAAGGTTTGTCTGACAGGCTTCATACCAAAGGTGCTTGATTTCATTCTCCGTCAGCGGCTTGTGTTGTGGTGAGGATGTATAGACAGGTGATGTGTGTGGCGGTTCAGACTGATTTACAAAACAATCAGGGAAACCATGAATTCGATTGTCAATAAACGCCACAGGCTCTTGCTCTGGTTGTGCTAATGCTTCTTCGATTGCTTTGATGATGTCATAGCAAGATTCACGTCTGTATCCATCTGTGTGGAAATCTTCCAACGCCTCAAGTGCCATTTCTAATGCTTGTCTCATGTGTTCACGCATGGCTCTTGCCCCTTTAAATGTAATCCAATAGCGAGCATTGCATAGTCAATATGCTGTATGCCCTTCATCCCCAAATTTGGCACTTTACGCAGTTCTCTGATACTCCATTGCTGAAGTTGTGCAGTTGTATGAATTCCCTCGGAACGCAAACAATGCTCATACCTTACTGGTAGATTTAACCTATCAATACCGCCTGTTTTTATATCCTCGTTTACTTTCCAACGCTCAAGAATCCTGTCTTTTTCGTCAATCATGCTTTCTGCTATTTGGTAAGCAAGTCGTGCGGCACTTCCAGCATTGTGTTTTTCTGTTGCAATCAATGCCTTCATTGCTTCAGTCGCAAATTTGTCTAACAATTCTTCTTTAGTTAAGTGAGTCATTCTTTAACTCCTTTAGTCTGTTGGCTATCGAGATACCTAGAGTAGGAAAATCCTTCTTCAGTTCTACTGTTCTGTGTCTCGCCTGCTCTATCGTCTTTGGGTTCATCGCCATCAAAGCGTAATGGTTTATCAGGTATTCGAGGAATGTCTCCTGTGCGTTGTAGGGCTTGAGTTGTGATAGCCAAGGGCATTGGGTAGCCTTCTCTGACTCTGTTGAGGTGTTTTCTTGCATCTTCTAATGTCATCTTAATGCCTCTCTAGCAAACTCCAAGGCAATTCTCGCAACTGGTCTGCCTTCGTTGTGTTTATCAATGATTCGTTTTGCCCAACCTCTAGGGTCATTTGGGTATTTGTTGGGTTCTGCCATGTATGACGGGGTTTGTCGGCAATATGAGTCATAACAAGTCATGCACCTAGCACCATAAATAATCAGGTCTTTGTGAGGCGTAATCTGATAACACTCTGAGCATGGTTTTGGTGGCGGTGGCACATCTTCACCACCAACTTTCCCACCACGATAACTGTCTTTTTCTGGTTTAGCAAAGGTCATTTTGTGTATTTCCCATCAATGATTTTCTGAAAATTGGTGGCATTTACCACCCACTCAAGGTCTGGCAACCAAGTTCTGCCTTTGGCCTCAAACCCTTTAGCCAAGGAAGTATCGTTGGCAATGTATCCAAAGAACGAATCCCACCACTTCAGGCCATCCTCGGTTGTTTTGTAGCCATCAGTCGAGTATGCAGATGGTTTACTAGCCTGAATCCACCTCTGCCTCATGTTGGCTTGCCTGTTGCCTTCCCACGTTCTTGGTTGCGTAAGGTGAGGTAAGTTCTTTGCCCAAAGTTTTAATAACTCGGTATGCGGGCATGGCGGGAACGTAGTTCCAGACAAAGAAGGTTTACCTTCTTGAATAATTGGTTCTTGGTTATTGGTTATTGGTTTATGGTTATTGGTTAGTTGCTCATCTGTATAACTGCTGTTCAACACCTGTTCAACACCTGTTAAACGCCTGTTCTTCCTCTGTTCAGCAGATGCTTTACCAGCAGTAGACTTTTTGTTTAACAATGCTCTATATTCTTCAATTTCTTGGTTACATCGTTTTTGATGCCATCCGTTTTCACAAAGAATGAAATAACTATCCAATAGAAGTTGGGTATCCTCTTGAGAAGCCCCAATCTGAAAAGCAAGTATTTTTGTGTCTGGTTTAAGTGGCTTTTCGCTGTCGTAATACATCCATAAAAGACGCAAATAAGCCATTGTTTGACCATCGGAAAGTCTTGCCGTGGCTTTAATAAAGTCACCAATATGGTGCTGATAGTAATGCATGGTTTTTACCTTTTTCAAGCACCTTTAGAAGAAACATAGGCAGGGGAAGGTGTAACCCTTTTCGATGCGGGGATCAATCCACATCTAGCCTCGTTTCAAACAATTATAGATGTTTTTTAAATGCAACTGGTTGTGCAATTATTTCCATAACAGGTTGTTGTGCAAGTCACCATTCTGCCATTCACAATATATGTATGTGAATACATTTGTGCTGAACTGATGGTAGTAACTGCAAACAAAATTACTGCTAATAAATATTTCATACTGTCGCTCCTTGGTTACGTGGAAAAACTAAATTATCCCCAAATTTACTCGGGTATTGTAAAAAATCAAATGCACCTTCCCTGATGCCACTTTGCTTGAGGTCAGCCCCGTCATAGGTTTCTGTGGTAGTTCCAGCCGCCACTCTATCCTTGGATACCCTTGGAGTTTGTTCTGCCAACTTAGCCACTCCAAAGCCCGTGATATGCCAAACGTCACCTATCTCTAGCGCATACCCAAAGTTCTGAAGATCGTTCAGGTAACGCAGATAGTGAAAGCCTTGGTTTCCAACTTCTGTATCCTTGTCGGTAAAGCGTTTGAGGGATGATGCGCCATATTGCAACCTCTTGAGAATTGCATAATGTTGTTGTTTCATTTCCATAGTTACTCCTTTGTTGGCCAGAATTGCCCTTTTTGGCCAAACAATCCTACGCTTAAATTTAGTTTGTCAACATAGGGTTTATCCTAGTTCACAAGCCTTTTTTAATCATTGACAATCCTTCCACCAACTTAACAGGAGTGAATGATGAAACCAACAAACAAACTGAGATTCGTTGAGCGACAAGAAGTAATACATGGTGATGTAACACTTGTACGATTTCTTCAGCAATGGTGGGAAACAGAATCGTTTGACGTGATATATGGTCAAATTTCTGGCGAATGGCGTGATGTGCCAACTGAACAGGAGTGAATATGTCGGTAACACCTAAAAATTTTCAGCATGAGATTTGTGTCTATTTGGAGGGCGTTGGCGAGTGCCTAGTATGCTTTGACATACTGACACCAGACATTGAACTAGACGCAGACCATGCAGATGACTACGAAATTGACTTTGCCGTATTTGATGAGCAAGATAAGCACATCACTTACGACATTGATCGCAAGCAATACAACCATTGTGAAAATAAAGCGATGGATGAGATGTTGGACATCACGACACAATGGCACAAGGAGTGGGAGTCTGTATGAGTTTGTCAGACTTTGAAGATGACTTTATACGAATACGCAATAGACCTGACCAAGACAAACCTGAAATTTGGCATAGGAAGTTGGAAAAGGTATTGGTAGGAAAATGGTTCTTTGGATTGTTGCCAAGATACGAATACTTTTACACAGAATGGGAAAAACAAGAATGACTAAAGCAGAAATGATCACGCACCTACGCATGGCGGCTTGTAATGAGAACACCATAACAAGCATGAGCAACGCATTTGACTTAGGCGCTGAACATGAGCGTGATGTTGTCGCTTCCATCATCTTCAACATGGTGAAAGACCAACGTCTTGCCCAAAACATTGTTGACACAATCAGGGTTCGTGAGTGATGGACTTTGAAACTCAACAAGAGTTAAACGAGTTGCGTTTCCAGATAGGTGAAATCAAGCAACGCCTTGCAGACATAACAGTTATGTTGGGTGCGACAACTAATGGGTATTATGATTTAAAAGTTAAATTACAGGAGTTAATAGATGAACGAAAAACTGGACAAAGCCTTTGACGAACTGGAGTTCGCAGAGGATGTAAGAAAAGCAAACTATCTTGCCGAACAACGCAAAGTTGCCACAGGCGTTACAGGTGGTTCAGATGGACTAGAGGAGCGTATAACAGTCTTAGAAGCGTTTGTAAGCCGTTTGCAAGTACGTATTGCCAAACTAGAGGACAACCAATGAAAGACCTTCTACAAACCATCTGCGAGTATCAAGCGGGGGTTTACTACTGTTGCTACTGCTTACAACCACAGAACGGCAAGATTGGATGTTGCCAAGAGAATCACTTTGTAGCATTCAATGACTTGTATCAACAAGATCAACAACAAATAGCACAGGAGATTCTCAATGGATGATGAACTAATGGGTACTACCCGACTTTTCCCACGCACTATTGAAACTGCTTTCCCGAAGGAATACGTTAACGAGGGCATCTTTGAAGGCCCATATTATTCAGCACCGCACATCAATGATGTTTCTGTTTTGTTTGCCCTTATTGCTGTCGTCGGCATGGTGGCATTTGCTCTTTGGAGGTACTTTTGAACGACTACTCAACCATACTAATGCGGATAGAGCAATCAGTGAAATCCCTAGATAGAAAATGCTTGGACAAGAAGTATGATGGCTTCATCCAAGACATAAGCAACATCAATAATGACTTGACAATGCTTAGTCATTGGATAGGTGAACAGCAACTTAAACAGAGTCAACAAAACAAAAGGAGTTAAGAATGAATGTATATCAAAAACTAAATGAGGCGAGAGCCAAGTTTCACACAAAAGCCCTCAAGAAGTCAGGTCACAACAAGTTTGCTGGCTACAACTATTTTGAGTTAGGTGACTTCGTAATCCCCGCAATTGAAATCTTTAACGAGGTAGGTCTTACTTCCATCATTCGTTTTGGAAAAGAGATTGCTGAGTTCATTGTTGTCAATACAGAAAAGCCTGACGAGATCATTGTCTTCACAAGCCCAATGTCTTCAGCCGCCCTAAAAGGTTGCCATGAAGTGCAAAACCTTGGTGCTGTGCAAACCTACCTATCACGCTATCTTTGGGTGTCGGTGCTACACATTGTTGAACATGATGCGTTAGACGCTACAACAGGCTCTAAAGTGGTTGAAGAAGAAGGCACTCCTTATGAGGGGCGGATGTTGGATTACATATCCGCCATAGAAGCCACTACAACCCTTGATGACCTAAGAATTGTCTACATCGAGGCATTTGCCGCCACCGAGGGAAACAAGGCATGGCAGACCAAGATGATTGCCGCCAAGGATGCTAAGAAGAAGGTGCTGAAATGAAAAATATTCCAGCATTTCCAGTATTCCCCGAAACAGGGTCTGGACACGCATCGGCATTTCAAGGAATGACATTGCGTGATTACTTTGCGGCTAAGGCTATGCAAGCGTTAATTGACAACGATGGTTTATTTTCAGAAATACCAACACAGGCTTATGCATTAGCAGACGCAATGATGAAGGCGAGGGAAGTATGAGTGATGAAATCGTACAAGGAAGCAGTGCTTGGTTTGCACAGCGTTGCGGGAAAGCAACTGCATCCCGCATCTCTGACATCGTTGCTAAAACAAAGTCAGGTTATTCAACGAGTCGTGCTAACTACATGGCTCAGTTGGTAGTCGAGCGCATGACCAACCAAGTCGCAGAGTCATACACAAATGCGGCAATGGAATGGGGAACAACCAACGAACCATTTGCTAGAGCCGCATACGAGGCTAAAACAGGAGTTTTGGTAGACGAGGTAGGTGCTATTGACCATCCAACGATTGCTATGTCTGCCGCCTCTCCTGATGGCTTAGTTGGCGGTGAAGGCGAGGGGTGCTTAGAGATCAAATGCCCAGGCACAGCCCAACACATTTCCACCTTGTTAGGCGAGGAAGTGGCAAAGAAATACTATGACCAAATGCAATGGCAAATGGCTTGCACAGGGCGTAGTTGGACGGACTTCGTGAGTTATGACCCACGGATGCCAGAGGGACTTCAATTGTTTGTCAAACGGATACCCAGAGATGACAAGTATCTTGCCGAACTAGAAGGAGAGGTTATTCAGTTCCTCAAGGAAGTGGATGACAAAGTTAATAAACTAAATCAGTTAAAAGGTTAATATGGAAAACAAAAAAGAGTTTCGTGATAACAGTGGGGTTTTGTTCAAAGCAGATAAAAAAGAGACAGAAAAACACCCTGATTACAAAGGAAATATCATGGTAGATGGTCAGGAATACTGGCTGTCTGCATGGATTAAAGAGGGTAAAACAGGCAAGTTTCTTGGCTTGGCAGTGTCTCCAAGGGATGCACAACCACCAGCAAGCAAGCCACTACCTAAGAACTTGGATGACGAACTAATCCCCTTTTGATCTGCCACTCATAAGCACCTTAATCTAGCGTGGTTGATGTGACTGATTAGGGCGTTTACTTGTGTGGCAGACGGATAGATTTTGGCAAGTAAACACTTTCGAATATGACGGAGGGCATATAGGAATCAACCGACCCTCCACTATCAATAAATTAAACAGGAGTTCACATGAGTATTTTTGATGATATGCAGAAGGATATTGATAAGTTCTTTGGCTCACCAGCGTTTAAGTTGGCAAGGAAAGATTCACCACCCACTAGCAAACAAGCCGCCCTGCTAGTCAACACAACTAGCCTAGAACAGTTGGTTTACGAAACTATTGGCAAATTCCCTGATGGCTGTATTCAAGATGATGTATTGGCTATGTTGCCAAACAAGCCCTACTCAAGCGTCACAGCAAGGTTTAAAGGCTTGTTAGAGAAGGGTTACATAGAAGATACGGGTTTGACAAGGGCAGGGATGTCAGGCAAACAACAACGTGTTTTAAAGGTCAAAGTATGACCGAAGACCAAATCATCGAACTGGCTATCCAAGGCCATGCGAGTACTCGTGATGCAATGCGTTGGGCGATGAAACAATCTTATTTAGATGGCTTAGAAAACGGCATTAAAGCCGAGAGAGAAGCCTGCGCCAAGTATGTAGACGAATGGGCGGTGGGTTGGCCTCACCCATCACAAAGCATTGCTGAGTGGATAAGGAAAAGGGGAAAGAAATGAAAAAATACATACTAAATGGAATTTACATAGTCATCACTTTTTTTATAGTAGTGGCTGGTATGCAAAGTATGCAAGAAAGATGGTCGCTTGCTATTTTGTTGGTACTGTTTTTGATACTGATTCAGCTCGACCAAATTCACGATACGCTAAAAGCAAAAGGAGAGAAATGACACAAGAAAGAGAAGTACTACGCATGGCGCTTGAGGCGTTGAGAAAGGCAAGAAGAAAGGTTCTTACGACCGAAGAATGTCATGCCGTAATCATGTCCATCAAAGAAGCACTTGCACAGCCAGACCAATACGCCAAAGGAAACTGGATAAACGCAGAAGATGTGAGTCGAAACGTGAAGGCGCTAGACATTGCGCTCAATGGTGAAGGCGCGGCATCAAGCCCATTGCTGATTGACGTTCTTGGTCAGGTTCAGGCAGAAGCGAGGCGTATTGGTAAGCCAGTTTTAAAAGCCTTGGCACAGCCAGAGCAAATACCACCTAGTGCGTATTCAAATACACACCAGCCAGAGCAGGAGCCTGTGGCGTGGTTGCACGTTATGGACAACACGGAAGGCTTGAAGGCTAATGGAACAGGTATTGTTTTAATTACGCAAAAACGAAAACACCCATTTGGCAAACCGGGAATAGATTTTTCTAAAAGCTACCCGGTTACGTCAACACCACTCTACACCACCCCACCACAGCGCAAGCCGCTGACGGATGAGCATATAGGCGTGATCGCAATAAAGTCTCAAGATGGTATTTCCCCACACGATGACACTTTGCGTTTTGCCAGAGCAATCGAAGCCGCCCACGGAATAAAGGAGTAAAGAATGTTTGACACAACAGTTATTAAACATGGTGATAACCACCATACGCACACCATTACAGAAAAAAGAGCGCCAACAGATGAGTCTGTGCGTTTGTTGCGTGAGATGGAGAGTAGCGCAAGAAAAGAAGTGCTAAAAGCGATTCAACTTCCAAGCAATGAATTCAGTGGAGTTGTTCACCTTATGCACGATGCTTTGTCTTGCAATACAAATATTGCTGTACTGTTTAAGTTAAATGGTAAAGATCATAGAGTACTTGTCACGCTCAATGATTTTACGAGTGACAACAGGGATAAGCAAATTGAAAAAATAGTCAGTGAGGTTTCTAATTATTTGGCTGGCAATATTTTTCAGGGCATCTTTAAAGCAGATCAGTTAAGAGAATTGATTAAGGGGATTAAAAATCATGGATAGACAATGCTCATCTTGCGGAGGCTTTTGCAAGAAGTCAGGGTGCGAAAGAGAGAATGTCGCCACAGACGACACATTAACAAAACGTGTCGATGAAACGGGGGAAGATCGACATGAGCCTGTGGCTTGGATAAACTTTTGTGGGTTCACTGGAGAAATGACTGTAGATTTTGACTGTGAAAGTGAACTAGCATCTATACCTTTATACAAAAAGGAACAACTATGAGTGAAGTACTAATCTTTATAGCAGGGATGATTGCACCAGCCTTCATCAGTGCCGTATTCACACTATTCAAGTGCTTGGAGAGCCTTATAAGGAGCAAGATCAAATGATTGAAAACATACTCACAATAATTGTTCTACTTATCTTAGGTGCAACGATAGGGATAGGAATCATATTCGCTATCCTGTGGATGGGGTTAGACGAGGATTAACTTAGGAATAGCGCACGCTCGTCTTTGCGCC